AATGGTGTAAACATATTATTATCTTAAATCGTTTATTTTAGCTAAGTAAACATTCGTACTATCAAATGATATGAATGTTAGAATATCTTCTTTACCTGTACTACCTGATGTAGGTAAGTAACGGCTACCACTTACTTGCTTAACATTCGATGAGAATGATGCAGTTGGTGGAGTAGGTCCGTTTTGTACAGTCTTTAATAGTAAGTTTCCTACTTCACCTGGTCTTACATTTATTATGTTAAAGAATTGAGAGCCTGTTATTAAACACGTATAGAAATCACCAGCTCCAAAATCTATTGATGCTGTCGATGATGCCACACTTGCCGATACAACGTTACCTCTAAATGAACCAGTCACAATCATTGAACCAGTTATTTCAGCAGAACCAGTAAAAGGAAATCCACTTCCACCACCACCACTTATAGTAATTGATGCTGTATTTGAAGTTACAGTTGCAGTAACACCACTACCAATAAAGTTTATAAATGTTGCTGTTCCTTGTGATGTACCTTCATCGGCTATTGTTATGGCATTTATGTTTACAGTTGAAGTTATACCTGATGTACCATTTGAGCCATTCACTCCTGAAGTACCATCTACACCGCTTGTTCCACTAGCACCCGATGTACCACTTGTACCAGCGTTAAACTGGGATCCTGTTACAATATATAATGTATTTGAATCGGTTGTTCCAGCTCCAATCAATGTTGCTAACGATGCTGATGTTAAAGATACAACATGGTCTACTCTTGGTACATCCGTAAATGTATCCTCTAAGTTATCTATCCAGCTTCCACTTCTACTTCCACTTGTTAAATAATTTGAACCGGTTACCGAAATACTTCCAGTCAATATTAATGAACCAGAGAATATTGCTGAACCAGTATAAGGGAATGTAGCCGTACCATCTATGCCAGATGTACCACCAGTACCATTGATACCGGATGTTCCGTTTACACCTGATGTGCCGCTAATACCAGAAGTACCATTTACTCCTGAAGTTCCGTCTACACCAGACGTACCATCTACACCACTAGTTCCATTTTGTCCGTTCACTCCAGAAGTTCCATCTGCTCCATTAACACCTGATGTTCCATTTATACCTGATGTTCCGTTCACTCCAGAAGTTCCATCTGCTCCATTAACACCTGATGTTCCATTGATACCTGATGTTCCTGATACACCTGAAGTACCATATATACCAGAAGTTCCGTCAACTCCTGATGTTCCATTCACTCCGCTTGTACCACCAGTACCATTTATACCACTTGTTCCGTTTACGCCCGATGTACCATCCAAACCAGAAGTTCCGTTGATTCCTGAGGTTCCTGATACGCCTGAAGTACCACTAACACCGCTAGTTCCGTTTACTCCGCTTGTACCATTAACACCTGAAGTACCGTCAACTCCGTTTGTACCATTAGTTCCATTTATACCGGATGTGCCACTAACGCCTGAAGTACCATTCACACCAGATGTACCATTGATACCGCTTGTGCCATCTACTCCAGAAGTTCCACCAGTTCCGTTTACGCCGCTCGTACCATTAAGGCCAGATGTTCCATTGATTCCAGATGTTCCGTTGATTCCTGAGGTTCCTGATACACCAGAAGTACCATTCACACCGCTTGTTCCGTCTACACCGTTAGTACCATTAGTTCCGTTAATTCCAGACGTTCCGCTTACTCCAGAAGTACCATCCACACCATTTGTACCATTAGTACCATTGATACCGCTTGTGCCGTTTACTCCACTAGTACCATTAACTCCTGAAGTTCCACTAACACCAGAAGTTCCATCAATACCGCTTGTTCCATTTTGTCCGTTTACTCCTGATGTTCCATTAACTCCAGACGTTCCGTTAATACCACTTGTCCCATCTACACCATTTGTTCCATTAGTACCGTTGATTCCGCTTGTACCATTGATACCCGATGTGCCATTAATACCGCTTGTGCCACTAACTCCGCTTGTGCCGCTTACTCCTGATGTTCCTGAATTACCAGTTTGTGTAAAATTAAATGCTATAATTTCATCATTACTAAATGCTGCTCCTGAAACAAACGTTCCATTTAATTCATAGTAATTAGCATGTGTTGTTACACCCGTTACAAGGAATGAAAAGAAACTAGCATCTCCATTAGCATTGCTTGTAATGGATATTATTGCTTTATTTGCAGAGTTAGAGTCATCAATCAAATCTAATATACCACTTACACCTAATGAGTCATAAGTTGTTGTAGATAAAATTATTTGTGTTACTGAAGATAAAGTACTATTGTTAAACTTTAATACTCCACTACCAGGATTACCACTGCTTGTAGATGTAGAAAATTTGTATTGTAATCCTGCTCTATCACCTTGTGCTCCATTTGTGCCACTTACACCAGATGTACCATTGATGCCGCTTGTGCCATCTACTCCAGAAGTTCCGTTGATTCCTGAAGTTCCGTTAATGCCGCTCGTACCATTGATTCCCGATGTGCCGTTTACCCCTGATGTTCCATTAACTCCAGAAGTACCTGATGTACCGCTGAATATTAATGATGATGTAGTTGCTAATTGTGCTATATTACTAGCTCCACCAACCCACACATAACCTTCACTTAATGAAGCTGTAAATGATTGTTCTACACTAAGAGAACCTGATACTGAAACTAAACCATGTAAGGTTTGTATATCAGTATATTCATCACCTAATATGTTTGAGCCAGTTGAGAATATCACACTAGCTGTTTCTATTTGTACTAATAACTTAGATGCAGTTATATCACCTGTTACATTCAAACTACCATTTATTGTTTGGCTACCATTGAATGTATTAGAACCTGTTGTTGCATAAGAACCAGTCTTAGCTTCCAAGTTTTGTATTCTACCTGTATTTGAAGATATATTTCCTTCATCAGTTGTCAAACGAGTTGATAGAGATGAAGATAAAGTATTTAATGAAGATGTACTTGCGTATGAGCCTGTTACACTAATTAAAGCGTTTACCTTAGAATCATTAGAAGCAGTATAAGAATTGAATGAAGATGTTGTTGTATATGAGCCACTAACTGCTTGTAAAGAATCTACTTCAGCTATTAGGGTATCTATTTGTGCTTTTACCGAACCTGATACTACATTAATTCTATTATCAATTGATGTACTAACTGAATTGATTGTATTAACCAATGATTGAGATACAGCTGCAAGAGATGAGGTAGTTGCGTATGAACCTGTTACACTAATTAAAGCATTTACTTTAGCATCGTTAGATGAAGTATATGCGTTAAATGATGAAGTAGTTACATAAGAACCTGTACCATCCTGTAAACTATTAATCTCATTCGCAACACTAGCACTAAACACATTGTTTGATGCAGTGTATTGATTAATAGATTGTGTGAATTGATTTGTAGATGCAGTATATGCGTTAAAAGATGCAGTAGTTACTAAATTACTAATATCTACCGAAGTTGCGTTTACGTTAATGTTTGCTGTTGCACCTACTAAGGATGCAGTAATACTAGCTCCAACAAAGTTTAATGTAGTTGCTGCTCCTAATGATACACCTTCTTCTTGAATTACAACACCAGAACCAGATAGTACTAAGTTATCCACTTGCGCTTCTAACATTGCTATACTTCCAGAGAATGATGATGAATCGATATTATATGAGCTCTCGTCTACTAACGAGTCAATCATGTCAGTATTGAATTCTCTTAATATTGTTGGTGTAATAGCCCCTACATTATTATTTGGGAAACTACTTTGGTTTTCAGCTGCTAACTGTGTTTTATTTAATTGAGACATCTCTTATATATTTGTATATGTTTATATATTTCCAATATCAAATCCATTACTAAATCCACTGCTGAATGCTCCTCTTGTTACTACTGCTGATTGGGTTTGACCTATTGTTTGATTAACAAGTGCACCCTCACAACATTCACTTGAGTATGTATCAGAATCCACACACAAACAACCTCTACGTCTATTCTTCGGTATTGCTCTACCTCTTGTTGGACCGAAGTAAACACCTGAATTCTTTCTTTGATTTTGATTCCTAGCTGGCGTTGGCATGTTATGGAGTTTTGTAAATTAGACCGATACCCTGTGCGCCCATCGTCTTATCACAACATTTAGTGGAATAAGTGTTTTTATTTCTACACAAACATCCCATTCTATTACCTTTTCTTGGCGAACTTAACGATTTAGTTGGTTCGTTTTTAGGTTTAGGAACTGGATAAGTTTTGAGCTTCATAGGATTACTTTATCTTTTAACAATCTGAAACTAAAAAATAATACATTAAGATGCTTGTATCTTCTTCATTGCTTGCCTGTGCATTAAATCCTCTAATTGAATTCTATCAGCTTGGTATGCTAACCATAATAAACATTTCTCTAATGGTTCTTTCACCACTAAATCCATCATTAGGATATCGTTTTGTGCCAATTGGATAATTGATGAGTAAGAACGCCACTTTTTTCCAAAATTAATTTGATGCTCCGAGGTAGTTCCGTCGATTCCATCAAAGAGTTCAGGGTATCTTTCTGCAAGTCCTCTAGTAAACTCTTGAAAAAAAAAAGTGCTCCAAAGTGTACGTCCATACCTACGTCCATAAACTTCTCTGGATATAGTTCACCATCATATACCTTTATATCATATAGTGCTCCTTGCTTCTTTACAACAGGTCTATATAGGATACTCATAATCTCTGCCCACTTCTCATCCACACCAATAGTTTCGTACTTAGATATATCCACATAAGCACCATAGGCCATATTAGATAGGTTAGGCTCAAATCCATATTCCACACCATCTATTGTAATGTATCGTTTTAGTGGATGTTCAGCTTTATTAAAGAAACCTTCTAAATCCTTTTTAATTGAAACGTAGGTATCTATATCCATTTGGTTTAGATATTGTACTGGGAACTTACATAGGTGATGGAATAGACAAGCTGTAATTGCTTCAGGCTCATCCTTATATGTTTCCATATCCTTTCTTAATGCTAAGTAATCTTTAAGTGTTACTGCTTCCCAACTTGTAGGTACTTTTAATTTTATTTCTTGTTTCATATTATTTCTTATCAGATTTAGGTGTTGTTATTACTCTCCCTTCAGGTACTGCCCATTGTTCAGGGTTGATTAGTTCTCCTACCATTTCAAATTCAGCTGATTGGACAGGTACGTTTGTAATATCAATTGTGTTAATCCTATTTTCCAATACAGTCCTCAACTTATTTGTAGCAGAGTTTCTTTGTTGTACGGTTGCAGCTAGGTAAGCCTTAGAAGCTTTTAGTTCTTCCATTATCTTACCATTCTCCGTTTCCAAATGATTGATGTATGCTGCCATTTCCATTATTTGTTCTTCACCTATTAAGGCTTCACCTATTTGTAGGTATTGTTTATCTTCCATATATTTCGTTTTATCGTACTCTAATTACATATTTTCCTTTAGCAGTTGCTACCTGCGATAACCTCATCATAGCTGCATAGCGGGCAGCATCAATAGCGTGGTTGTTAAAATCAATAGGCCTATCCAATTGTTTTCCAAATCTATCCGTTTCCCATTCGTATCCATAGAACTCATTTACTAAGTTCTGACATGTCTTAGGTATATTGATTGAATAGTTTTGTAGAACCTGAATACCAAAGTTAATACTATCCTTTCCTTTAACTACTGGTCTTATATTAAATCCTAATCGATATAGTTCTTCTATCAGTCTTGGTTCTGCACTATCAGCCCATATCTCCCATCGGTTATCACCAATTAAGTTTCGTAATTTATCAGCAATATCATTTGTTACCAATCCTCTCTCATAGCAATTCTCTACAAGGTATATCTCTCTATCCTTTCTGAATAGGGATACAATAGCTGTTGGGTCATTACTATATCCAAAGTCCATTCCTATACACACAAACTCTGCATCATCCGGCACCCAATCTATTACGTTAAAGGTGAATACAGCTTTATCGTTTTGTACGAACTCACCTAATCCGTATGTTCTCCATGCTTTAGGGTTTGTTCTTTCTAAGGCTTTAATAGCACTCACTACCTCTTTCTCCAAATAAGGATTGTTCTTAAATGTAGTGAAGTATTGTGTAGCATCTTCTATACCTCGAATCCAATGGTGTGGACTGATGGTT